TCGCCGGCTATCCCGCGCACGAACGCGAAGCACGCGCCAAGGGCATCCCGGCGCTCGGCAGCGGTCGCATCTTCCCCATCGCGGAGGAGGAGATCACGATCCCGGCGCGCATCTTCCCGAAAGAGTTCGCAAGGATCAGAGGGCTCGACTTCGGATGGGATCACCCGTTCGCATGCGTCGAGCTGGTGTGGGATCGCGACGAGGATGTGATCTATGTCGTCAAATGTCACAAACAAAGACAATCAACGCCAATTATCCATGCAGCAACAATTCGCGCGTGGGGCAACGAGTGGATACCCATCGCGTGGCCGCATGACGGTCTGGTGTCGGATAAAGGCAGCGGTATGGAACTGGCGACGCAGTACCGCGCCCAACACCTCAACATGCTCCCCGAGCGAGCCACGTTCCTTGATGGTGGATCGGGAGTGGAGGCAGGATTGATGGAAATGCTCGGCCGCATGCAGACCGGCCGGCTGAAAGTCTTCGGCCATCTCAACGAGTGGTTCGAGGAGTTCCGGCTCTATCACCGCAAGGACGGCAAGGTCGTGAAGGAATACGACGACCTCATGGCTGCGACGCGCTACGCCATCATGATGCTGCGTTACAGCATCACCGAGCCGATCCGGCGCGAACGCATGCGCCCAAGCGGAAGCTGGCAGGCGGCATAGGAGGATGACATGGGTGCCAACATCTGGTTCTGGTTGATCTATGTGATTTTCGGGGTCTTCGGTCTTCTCGGCATTGGCCCTTGGTATCGGGATCGTGTTGGCCCGTGGGGGCCATTTGGTGGCTGGCTCGTTCTGTTCATTCTCATCGGTCTTCTTGGGCTTCATGTCTTCGGAAGCCCGGTTAGGTGACCGACGAGATGGACCGTCAAACCAAGCTCGCGTTCGCGACGCTTGCGGTGCTGATCACGTTCGTCGTTGCGCTCGCGTTCTACGGCAGCATCCACGGCTGGTATGAGTGATGCCGATCATCTGGCGCGTGACAGCGGTCGTGCTGTTGATGAAGACAGTCGAATATCTCTGTCAGGGCCTGTGATGCCGCAACGGAACACGCTCGCAACGCTCGGCGACACGCCGATCAACACCGAAGCGCAAGGGCCGCCGCCGGACCCCTACGGCTTCGCGCCATACCAGCTCCCGCCGGTCAACCTCGATCTGCAGTCGTACAATCGCGGCACGCCGGTCCCGAGCATGCAGGGCGGCGTCACGCTGCCGCTGATGGGGAACGAGCTGCAGCTGCGCTATGGCTACGAGCACGATCCCTACGCCCCCGCGCGCCAGCATAACTTCGGAGCCACGCTGATGAGGCGCTTCTGATGGACCCCAGATACACGACGCTCGCGAGCCTCGGTCAGCGTTATCAGAACTATCCGGCAGCGACGTTCGATCAACGCTTCGGTCCCTTCAATACCGGGCCGCGGAGCGATCAGGACATCTTGCGCATGTTCATCGAGCAGGAGCAGATGCAGCGTCGCGATCCCAACGTCATCCGGCCGGGGACGCCGTCTTGGCCCTTCGGCTACACGCAGACATAAGCCATGCCGACACTGCTAGAGCTTGGCGCGAAAGCAGTGGGCACCGCGCTCAAGGATATAGGCAAAGGCATTCGCGCTTATCACTCCTCGCCGCACGACTTCGATAAGTTCGACCTGTCGAAGATCGGGACCGGCGAAGGTCATCAGTCATACGGACGCGGTCTGTACTTCTCCGACAATCCTGCGGTGAGCGGCCAAGGCGGGGCCTACTGGCATCAATTCAAAGAGCATTTTCTCGGACCGGAAAGCGAAGCTGCCGATTATCTGGCGCGGGCACAGTTCAATCGGCAACATGCGCTGCAGCGAGTGCTGGAAGATCAGGCGCGCATCCGCGCATCGCAGGCGACGACCTACAGCCCCAATTTACCGGAGAGCAATTGGTGGCATCCGAGCAATGCCGACAAGCTGCAAGCGGTGGCTGACTTGCTCAAGACCGACAAGCCGGTGGGGCCGCGCACCTACGAAGTGAACATCAACGCCAAGCCCGAGCAACTCTTGGATTGGAATAAACCACTGCAAGCACAGCCGGAGGGCATCCAGAGATTGGTGCAAGATAACCCGCGTCTGGGCGGCAATGACATGGTGCGCGGTCAACTTGTCTCGCCGAGCGGTGAAAACATCTACCGCCGACTACAGGCCGGAAAAGGGGATGCTGCACCAAAGGTACTGGATGCATATGGCGTTCCGGGGCTTAAGTATCTCGATCAAGGATCACGCAAGCCAACCTTCGATCCCGCGTTAGACATTTATGGCGCATCAACGAGGGACGGCGTCTACATCACCAACGCCAAGGGCGGCGGATATTTTCCCTCCCACGATGATGCGGTGAAGGAATTGGAAAAGCGGTTTCCACAAAGCAGCAACTACGCCATCTGGCGCGACGATCTGGTCGACATCCTGAAAAAGTACGGCATCGGAGCTGCGGTGCCCGCCGCCGGAACGCTGAGAGGCAATGATGCCGACGCTCGCTGACATGGGCCTCGATGAGAGCGGGAACATCCTCGGAAAAAGCTTCAACACGCTCCCGAACCTCGGCAACGCGCCGGTCACGCGCGGTCGCATGACTTGGTTCAATCCATACCCCTACAGCTACACCGATCCCGCCACCGGCAGGAACTGGACCGATACGGGTGCGAGGAAGCTCCGCGAAGGCCCCCACGCCAGCGGTCTGCCGATCACGACGCCGGGGATCGCGCTCTCTGACAGGAAGGGCCTCGGCGGATGGCATGAGGTCACGCTGCCGGATGGGCGCAAGTACATCACCCAGCAGACCGACATCGGTCCCCCCGGCGTCGTCGACCTCAACGGCGCGCTCGCCTCGCAGGCTTATCCCGGCGGCCAGAACACGATGAAAGGTCGCGACATCACGACCCGCTACATCGGCCAGACCCTGCCGGAAGGCGTCCAGCCCGGGCCGGCGGCAGGGGGTGGCTGGAACACCAGCGTCAGTGCCGATCCCGGCGCTCCCGGCGGTGCCGGCTACGTCAACCCGGCAATCGTAGGCCAAGGTGCCGCCACCAATCCCGCCGATCTGACACGGCAGGACAACAAGAGCTTGGCGAGCACGCTGGGCGACTTCTTCTCCGAGCTCCAGCTCAAGGCCGCCAAGCCGCCAGCGCCGGCTCCCACCGGCTTCGCTGCCGGCCAGCCCTATCGATTTGCACCTGTAGGACAGCGACGTGCCTAACACCCTGCTCACCCTCGGCCAGAAGCTGATCGGCGGCGGCGCAAAGGGGCTCTCGACCGTGGGCGAGGAAGCGGCGCGGCTGCGCATGCTGCGCGCTGCCGGCGGCCAAGCGCCTATCGTCGGACTGCCGCAGGCCCCGCTGCAAGTGGGCGGCGCACCGTTCATCCCCGGCCCGAGCAGCTCGCTGCGCGACGCCGCCGAGGCCTACATGCGCGGCACCGGGCGCGAATACGTCCCGGTGCAGAACTACGTTCCGGTCGACGTGCCGCGCGCGACCAAGATCGCGCAGGAGTTCGACGTCATGAAACACACCCCCACCGATCCGGCGGTGATGCGTTCCTACGAGGCAATGGCGAAGGAAACCCGCGACCAGTACGAGCAGCTCAAGAAGCTTGGCATTAAATTTGAGCCGTTCCCGCCGCCGAAAGAAGGTGTGCCCGATCCCTACGCCGCGACGCCGCGTCTGGCGCAGAAGGACTTCCTCGAAAACAAGCACATGTACTACTACCCATCGGAACAGGGCTTCGGCAGCGAGGCGAGCGGCCAAGCCGCCATCGATCTCGCCCAGCAACCATTGCTCAAAGGCAGCGGCGTCAAGATCGGCGGCAAGGAAGTGCCGTTCAACGATCTGTTCCGCATCGTTCACGACGCCTTCGGGCATATCAAGGAAGGCGTCGGCTTCCGCGCAGCCGGCGAGGAGAACGCATGGCGCTCGCATGCGCGCATGTATTCGCCGCAGGCGCTGCCGGCGATGACGGCGGAAACGCGCGGCCAGAACAGCTGGGTCAACTACGGGCCGTTCGCCGCGCAGAACAAGGGCGCGAGCGGGCTCGACACGATCTACGCGCCGCAGAAGCTCGGCATGCTGCCCGATTGGGTGGTGAACTCCGGTCGCATGACGCCGCTCGGCATTGCCGGCGGTGCTGTCACGCTCAACAATCTCGGAGAGCCTGATGGCCAGCGATGACGTCACCATCGACAATCTCGGCGGTCGTCTGCCCGATTGGATGCTGAGTACGATCTACCCGCCGCAGCAACCCGGGCTTTCGGCGCAGCAACCTGATTTTCCCGATCCAACTGAAGCACGGCTGGCAACGCTCGGCGACGCATTCGGTCGCGCCGCCTACACGACCAAACGAGGCGTGCGACCGGATGGCGGCAAGGATGAAGGACCGGCGACCGCGCTGGTCGAGCAGATGTTTGGCCTGCCGAAGACGCCGCTGGAAGCCGGCACGCGCGTTGCGTTTGGTCCCTTCGGAAAGGCCGGCGCGAAGCTCGGCGCACTTGTGCTGGGTGGTCTGCTTCAAAGCAGCCAAGCCGAAGCCGGCCCCAAGCTGCCCAAGCTGCCGCCGAAGACGCTCAACACTCTCGGTCGCGATGCTGAGACTGCCGGCATCGGGCACAACCAAGGCCCGCCGCTTGTGGATTGGCGCGAGGCTCCCAATCCGAACGCCCAGTTCCCGCAATACACGACGCAATATCCGGCGGCCGGCCCGCCGGTCCCGACGTTGAAGGAAAAGCCGAGCTTCCCCGGCGAGACTTACGATGCGAAGGAGCTGACGCCCGAGGCCAAGACATTCGAGAAAGCTCGCCAGAAAATAATGGCCAACATGAACAAGAAGGGCTTTGAGCCGTACTTCGATCCCACCAAGCGCGAACTGGTCGATCAGAGCCAATATCCCGCGCGCGCCGTCGACACCTCGCAGCTCGCGCCGGCACGGCAAGAGGCGGCGCAGAAATACTGGGATGTGACCGGCGGCTCGCCGGAAACACGCGCGCGCCTGCAGGGGGCGATTTCGCGCGGCGAAAACCTCGGCGACAGCGGCAACTGGTACTTCATGGCGCAGCTGGAGCAAGAGTACATCAAGGAGCTTGGTCCGCAGAAAGGACGCGAAGCATTCTTGGATGAGTTCGCCAGACCGATGGCGGCAACGACATCGGGGCAGCGCCCGGGACCAAACCTGATGACGGCGCACTATCTCGAATATCTGCGCAAGAACAATCTGCCGATCCCCGAGCATTCGCATCAGCTGCCGACGCCTATCGGCGGTCGCTACGCCGGCACCAATGTCGAAGACTACAATGCAATGCGCGCACGGCAGGCCAGAGGCGAAGCACCATTCGGTGAGGATCAACCGAAGATGCTCGACTTTGAACGCTCGATGATCGGCGATCTCAGCCGCCCGGTGATCGATGAGCAGATGGCCGAAGGCATGATGAAAGGCACACCGAAGAACGTCATCGAGGGCGCGCGCAAGACCGCATACGGAATGGCGCAGTACCCGGTGATGCAGGAGGCAGCTGCGCGCGGCGTGCTGCCGGGTCAAATTCAGGACATCGCTTGGGCCGGCTTCAAGGGCGAAGAGGGCAAGCCGATGATCCAGATCGTCAACGAAGCAATCGAGCGCACCCACCGGCTGACCGGCATGGCGCGCTCGGAGATCGTGCGACGTGCGCTGGTGCGCAAGGAAATCCCGCTCTATGTCGCCACTGCGCTGATCGGCGGCAAAGCGGCGCTGCAGGGCGGTCCCGAACAGCCTACGGGCGAGTAGCGTCCCAGCAGTCGTCCAGCCCTTCCCAGATCGGGCCGGCCAGCTCGTACTTGTAGCGCAGACCGTTCAGCACACGGTCGATGAACTCGACCTCGGCATCGCTGGTCGAGACATCCCACTTGCGCTTGACCAGCGCAGCGATGATCGCGGTGAGTTGTTTCTCGGTCATGGCACAAATCTACCATACAGCAAACCTGAACCGCAAGGAGGCCAAGATGGCTGTCGAAGCCAAAAGACGTTCCTCGCCACCGCAGCCGCTGCCGCAGGATGAGGCCTTTCCCCCGGGCCGCGATCCCGGCGAGCACGCCCATCCGCCCGAGGATAATGACTTCTGGGAAAACATCGTTTTCGAGAACAACGCCTACAAGATGGAGCACTATCGCGCAGCGGCGCAGTACCTCGCCAACGAGATCGGGTTCTCGGTGTTGCTGCACTACTATGTGCTGCCATCGTTCCACAACACCGGCAGCACGATGATGGCGGCGTTCATCCCCGCTGACGAAGGGCGAGCCGAACAAACCCCACCCGCAGTACACGCCAGCAAGTGGTGATAGATGGCCTACCGCAAGCGCAGGAAGCGGGCGCGCAACAACGCACCCGCTGAAGATGCCGTCGCCGCGACAACGACTGACGACGAGCCGGAAATCGATGATCGCGTGCCCGCCGGCCAGAGCGATCTGCCGCCGGAAGGTGCCGACGCCGAAGACCTAGAAGCCGTCCACGACGAAGCGGTCGAGCGTTACGAGCAAGCGTGGGAAAAGGAACGGCAGAACCAGCGCGACGCCTACGATGATCTCAAGTTCCTGTCCGAGGAAGATGCGCAGTGGGATGGCAGGGCGCTGCAGGAACGCAGGGATGCCAACCGCCCAATACTCACCGTCAACAAAGTCCCGCAGTTCGTGCGGCAAGTCACGGGTGATATCCGCCAGCTGCGCCCGAGCATCCACGTCGTGCCAATTGATGAGAGAGCCGACGATATGGTGTCGACCGATGTGCTGCCAGAGATGGTCAGGTACATCGAGCGGCGTTCCGATGCGAAGGCGAGCTACTTCTCTGCCGCCGATCAGATGGTCGCCGCCGGCATGGGCCACTGTCGCGTGTTCACCGAATACGCAGCTGCAACTACCGCCAATCAGGAAATTGGTATCACGCTGATACAAGACGGCATTGCGGTCGTGTGGGACTGCGACGCGATCCATCCAACGCGCAAAGATGCAAACTATTGCTTTGTTCCCATCGATCTCAATCGCAAGGCAGCGGAGAAGAGATGGAAGGGCAAGTCGTTCGACGCGCCACTGACGCAGTCGCAGAACTCCGAAGCATGGCAGGGCTGGTACACCGACGACCATGTTCGCGTCACCGAATACTGGCGCAAGGTGCCGCTGCAGCGCGAACTGGCGGTCTATCCCAACGGCCAGATTGTTGATCTCACCGACGACGATTACGATCCCGAGGCCGATGAGGACATCGGCTATGACGGCGACGTCCCCTACGACCAGACCGCCGATTACGGTCCCGAGCAGGATGAGAAGCCGGCAAAGGAAGAGGCCGACTACCGCCCCGGCGAAGGCGAGCGCCGCTGCGGCGGCTGCACCATGTTCCAAGCGCCGAGCCATTGCACCGCAATCCAAGACCCGGTGCGCGCCGACATGCTGTGCGATTATTTCGAGCCGCTCGATCTCCTCGGCAACCTCGGCGACAACGTCATCCCGTTCCCGGTGCGTCCGCAGCTTGAACCCGGCATGGGTCCGAAACGAGCTGACGCCATAGCCGGCGGCGCGCGCATCGAGAAGCGCGACAGCTACTGCGTCCAGCGGTTCGTCATATCGGCGAGCGAAGTTCTCGACGGGCCTGACGAATGGCCCGGGATGCACATCCCCATCATTCCGTTCGTGGGAGAAGAGATCAAGATCGGCCGTCAGGTCGTGCGTCGCGGCGTCGTGCGCAATCTCAAGGACGTGCAGAGGCTGTTCAACTACGCGATCTCCGCTGATGCGGAAGCGGTCGCGCTGCAGCCCAAAGCGCCGTTCAAAGGAACTCGCGTCAACTTTGAAAAGTATCTCGATCAGTGGGAAACGGCGAACACCAAAAATTGGCCGTTCCTCGAATACGATCCCGATCCGCTCAACGGCGGTCGACCGCCAGAGCGCGAACCGCCGCCGGTCGCCAGCCAAGGCATCAAGGAGCTATTGAGCGTCGCCACGACCGAGATGTCGGCAGTCACCGGCATCTATCCCAGTTCGCTCGGCGCACCCGCGCAGGAAACATCGGGCAAGGCAATCGTTGCTCGCCAACGCGAGGGTGACACCGGCACGTTCGTTTATGTGGAAAGTTTTGGTCGCGCCATCGAGCGTATCGGCCAGATCATCGTGGACCTGATCCCACACATTTACGACAACGAACGCTCGCTGCGCGTGATCGGCGACGACGGCAAGATGAGCAAGATCGACATCAACAAGGCGATCATCGATCCCAACGGTGACGGCATCGCCACCGTGCTGATGAACGACCTCACCGCCGGCAGCTATCAGGTGTCGGTCGAGATGGGACCGAGCTACAGCACGAAGAGAGAAGAGGCGCGCGAGGGCATCCAGACACTGATGCAGGCGCTCGGCCCACAGTCCGCACCGCTGTTGGCGGATTTGTTCGTGCAGGGGCAGGATTTTCCGCTCGCTGATCGCATCGCCAAGCGCATGCGGCTATTGCTGCCGCCCAATGTGCAGAAGCTGGAAGCAGCGCAGTCGGGCGAGCCGCCGCCTCCGCAACCCCCGCCGCCCCCGCCGCCGCCCGAGGTGCTGATCAAGCAGGCGGAAATCCAACAGGCGCAACAGGAGCTGCAGGGCAAGGCCGAGATTGCGCAGATGTCGCTCGCGGTCGAGCGGGTCAAGATGCAGACGGCGATGCTCATGGCCCAAGCCGATCTGCAGAAGGCGCAGCTCGCCAATCAGGGCATTGAGGCCGATCACGCCGCCACGATGCGCGAAACCGAAATGCAGCACGCTGCAAAGATAACTCAAACCGAAACGCAGCATGCCGCAAGGATGGAGCAAACCGAAGTCACCGCCGCCGCCAAGCTGCGGCAAACAGAAGTAGCGCACGCCGCCAAGATGGAGCAGCTGCGCGCCAAGCCAGCGCCGGGGAACGCGGGTGGCTGACAGCGTCGAGGCCTATCTCCGTTCGTTGGAGGAGGAATACGAACGACCGCCAGCGGTTCGCAATCTGATGCCGAGGCCGAGCGGCGGCCTGACGGTGTCGGTCGCCCGAGCGGCCGGTCAGGCTGGTCTGGTCAATGCTGGGCCGATCAACTTCACGGTCACGTTCTCCAAGCCGGTGACCGGCTTCGCCAACAACGACATCAGCTTCACCGGCAGTACTGTGGGTGGCACGCTGGCAGCGGCAGTGACCGGCGGCCCGAGCGTCTACAACGTTGCCGTCACCGGCATGACCGGCAGCGGTCTGGTGGCGGTGAACGTCCCGGCAGGAGCCGCGACCGACGCCGCCGGCACGCTCTCGCCCGGGGCGGTCGCAGCCTTCGTGATGTTCGATACCACTGCGCCCAGCGTCACAATCAACAAGGCGGCGACGCAGGACGACCCGTCGAACATGATGCGGGTTTTCTTCACTGTGGTGTTCAGTGAAACGGTCCTTGGTTTCACGGCAAGCGATGTCAATCTGGCCGCCAGCACTGTCACCGGAACACTGACGCCAACTGTCTTCGGTAGCGGTCCCACCTACACCGTCCAAGTGATGGGCATGGCCGGCGCGGGTGACATCGTCGCCAGCATCCCCGCCGCTGTCGTCACCGACATGGCCGGCAACGCCAACACGCCGTCGACCAGCACTGACAACGTCGTGGCTTGGGTGCCGGACTTCGTCGTGCCGGCGGTGACGATCAACAAGGCGGCAGGGCAAGCCGATCCCACCAACGTCGGCCCGATCCTATTCGACGTCGTGTTCAGCGAGATCGTCACCGGCTTCCTCGCCAACGAGGTTAGCTTCGCCGGCTCGACCACTGGCGGCGGCGGGCTTCTCGCGACGATGACCGGCAGCGGCGCGACCTACAGCATCTCCGTCACCGGCATGACGACACCCGGCAACGTCGTCGTCAGTGTTCCTGCCGGCGTCGCGATGGACATGCAGGGCAACCTCAACACCGCGTCGACCAGCACTGACAACACCGTCGCATATGACGCCGGCACGCCGGGAGTGTTCAGCCTGTTGCTGGAGGGAGCCGGCGGCGACTTTCTGCTGCTCGAAAGCGGCATCGACAGATTGGCATTGGAGTGAGCAATGGCTGACACAAGACTATCCTTGCTGCCGCAAGGCCTGATGCCAGCTCTCGCCTACGGCGTGGACAGCACGGGCGCGAGTAAAAAGTTTCACCAATTTCCTGCGCTCAACGTGCAGGACTTCGGTGCGGTTCCTGATGCGGTGGATAGCGGTCCTGCTATTCAAGCCTGTCTCGACGCAGCGTTTGGTCCCGCTTCAAATCCGAACGGAAACAACAACAGGTTCAAGAACCGTCCCGTCTACTTTCCCAACGGCGTCTACAACACCAAACAGGTTCTGCAAGTGACCGGCGTGACCGGCGGGCGCATCTTCGGCGACGGTCAGTATTCCACCTATCTGACCTACACCGGCGATCCCGCTGCGGGAAACACCATCCCGCAGGGACAGCTCAATGCGGGCGATGCCGCGCTGCTCCACGCCATCACGCCGCTCTTCATCACCAATGGCTTCAAGTATTCGAGCATCGTGGACATGTCGTTCGCGATGGCGGATCAACCCAACTGCGTCGGCGTTTACATATTCTGGAACGGTGCTGCGGATGCGGGACCGACTAACAACTTCTACATGAACTGCGGTGCGAGCGGTCAGACCGGATGGCTCATCGGCTATCTCTCTCCCGGCCTTTGCTCCGAGCAGACATTCATCGCCTGCGTCGGCGGCGGCAGCTTCGCTGCGTTCCGCAACATCAGTCAGAACGCGCTGAACAACATCTTCATGGGCTGCGGTGCGGCGAGTAGCGGGCGCGGTTTTTCCTGCCCCACTGGCTCGGTTCACATCCACGCCGGTTCGCTCGCCGGGAACACGGTCGATATCGAGAGCGGTCAGGATGCGATGCTGATCACAGCAACGCGAACTGAGAGCGCCAACTTTATGACCTCGGTGTCCGGCAGCTCGCCCACGATCATTCAGGGCTGTGAGCAATCGACCGGCGCGAGCTTGCCGGGACATTTCGCGGACGGCTCGATCAATCAGCTCATCATCGAGGGCTGCGCATTTCCCACTGGCGGGGGCGCGACCTCTGGCATGATCCTCGGCAGCGGCCCACTGTGGCTCAAGGGCAATGAAGTCAGGAACCCGAACTTCCTGAACAGCTACAGCGGACAGGTCGTGGAGTGGGCCGAGGCTCCCAACACCGTCGCGAATTTGCCGGTTGCGAACGCGCGCTTCCGAGGTCTGCGCCGCGTCGTGACTGACGGTGCGGCTGCGACCTTCGGCGCGACGGTGGCACCGGGCGGTTCACTAATTCTACCCGTGTGGTGCGACGGCCTAGCTTGGAAGGTCGGATGACAAGTTTCGAGCGAGCCAGCCGATAACCGGCCAGCAGCTTCGATGAGTGAACCGCCCTCCGGGGCGGTTTTTTTATGAGGAACGACGATGGTAGACGACGACGATCCCAATTCCGCGCCAGCCGGAAACGCGCCAGCAGGAAACGAGAAAGCCGAAGCGCCTCCTGTCGAGCCGCCGCAGGACGATCAGTCCGATGGCGAGCAAGCAGAGACAAAGGCCGAACCCGAAGAGGACATAGACATCGGTGCGGCTGATGATGAGCCGGACGACGAAGATGAAGGCGATGACGACGAGGGTGCTGATGCACCCAAAGGCGGCAAGCGTCTTCAGCGTTACCGAGAACAGACGGCCCGATTGAAAGCCGAGAACGAGGCACTCCGCAGCCGTGATAGCGGCGGCGTTCCAAGTGATCAGGCCCAGCTGCAGCGCGCGCTCGAATATGCGGTGCTGCAGAAGATCGGCGATCCGCCGCGTCAGCAAGACTTCGGTGACGACTACGTCGCATTCGCCAACGCCAAGCTCGCATACGAAATCGATGCACGTCAGGTTTCGCGTGAGGTCCGCAGGGAGTTCTCCACGACGATCAAGCAAGAGCAGGATCGCGTGGCGGGTCAGGTTGCGGAACACAAGGAACGGGTGCAGCGACTTCGTAGTCGCGTGAAGGATTTCGATGAGGTGATGTCGAGAGCGACATTGCCTGTCGCGCCTCACGTCGAGCGCCTGCTACTGGCGTCGAAGAAATCCGACAAGCTGACTTATGTGCTTGGAAGAAATCAGGCGAAGCTCGCACAGCTCAACCGCAGTTCCCCGGAAGAAGCCGCCCGAGAGATCGGGCGTCTGGAAGGCCGGCTGTCTCTGCCGTCAGCAACCAAAACGAAGACACAGGCTCGCAAGCCAATCACACCGTTGAAAGGCAGCGGCGCAGCGCCGCCGTCCGAGACTGCGGCCGTCAACGCCTACATCAAAAAGACGTATGGCGACCGCGCGTGATCCGGCCCGAGCCGCAGCCAATAGGAGCTACGGCAAATGGCTAACACGGTCCTAAATCCAAGTATCATCGCCAAGACCTCAGTACGCATTCTCGAAAACGAACTCGTGATGGGCTCGAAAGTCTATCGCGGGTACGAGGATGAGTTCGACAAAAAGATCAACGGCTATGACGTTGGCGACACCATCAGCATCCGCAAGCCTCAACAGTTTACGGTGCGAACTGGTGCCACGGCGTCGAACCCGGTGCAGGACGTCACCGAGGGCAAGCTCTCCCTCTCGGTCAACAAGCAGATCGGTGTGGACTTTGCGTTCACCTCCACCGAGCTGACGTTGAAGATCGACCAGCTTGCTGATCGCGTGATCAAGCCGGCGCTTATCCGGCTCGCCAATCAGATCGACGTGGATCTGATGAACCTCTACGCGGCGATCCCGAACTGGCTGGGCATCACCGGAACCGACACCGACGCCGTGATCGACAGCTTCGCGAAGTTCGCGCGTGGAGCTGAACGGCTTGACCAGATGGCCTGCCCGCAAGACATGCGTTCGGCAGTGCTCGCGCCCGACAGCTACTGGGCGCTGGCTGGTGGTTCGCTTGGGCAGTTCCTCCCCCAAGTGAACCAACAGTCCTACCGCAGTGGTGAGATTGGCAAGATCGGCGGCATCGATACTTACATGTCGCAGAACGTGCCGACGCTGGTCAACGGAGCCTACGTTGACACGGTCCCGACTGTGGCCGCAGCCGGCGGCACTGGTGTTCTCAGCACGACCTATCTGGCCGTGAAGGACACCGAGGCCACTCCCGGCACGATGGACATCAACCTTGCCGGCGTGGCTCCCGCCACTGCAGTGATCAAGGCCGGAACGGTGTTCACGCTCGGCACGGTTGGTACTGCCGTGCATGCGGTCAACCCGGTCACCAAGGCGACGCTGCCGTTCCAGCAGCAGTTCACCGTCGTGCAGGACAGCCAGCCGGCGGTTGGCGGTGCGGTCACGGTGAAGATCACGCCGCCTATCATCCCGGCGGCGACTGCGGCTGCGGCCGATCTGGCGTGGGTCACGGTCGACATTGCCCCGGCGGCCGGCACTACCGTGCAGTTCGCCGGCAATGCCAGCCTGACCTATCGGCAGAACCTCATGTTCCACCGCGACGCTTTCGCGCTGGTCGTCGTGCCGATGGTGAAGCCCCCGGGTGCGGTCGATGTTGCCCGTGAAACATACAAGGGCACCAGCGTTCGCGTGATCCCGTACTACGACGGCAAGAGTGATACGAGTGCCTATCGCCTCGATGTTCTCTACGGGCTCAAGGTGATCGACAACCGGCTCGCCGTTCGCCTCGGTGGCGGTGCCACCGGCTCGCTCGGTAACCCGTCCCTGTAACCCGACTACGGCCCGCTTCATCCGAGGCGGGCCGACTTCATTTCAAGGGAGTTCTATCGATGGCAAAGAAAGCCAAGGACACGCCCAAAAAGCGCACCAGTGCAGGAGCTGCACCGAAGGCGGAAGAGGGCAAGGTGCTCGGCACCGTATCGATCCCCGTGCAGGCCCACATCTTCACGGGCGACAACGTGACCAAGTTCAACGAGCTTGTGATCGAGCTTGGCTGTCTCGGTCTGGCCGGCGAGCCGGATGCAATCATCGAGACGTCGGGCAACTCGCGCATGCTCGATCCGAAGCGTCCACCGACGACTTCGGGAGAGGGCTTGCACGTCTTCTTCGATCCGCCTCTGACCGGCGGCAGCTACGGCTTCCACTTCCTCCTCACCTACAACGAAGCCGTCGAGGCGCGCACGGCTGCGCCGGAAGACAAAACGGCCCACGACGACGAGGCCGCATAATCATGGCCCAGACACGCCGTCAGCTGATCGACAAGGTGCTCGATAAACTCGGCGTGTTGGTGCCGGGGCAATCTCCCGGCGACGAAGCGGTGAGCAGGGTCGACGGCTATGTCGATCCCTGCTTCGCCACCCTCGCTGCGCTCGGCATCGTCTATGTGGCCGATGCCGGCGTCGACAATCCGCCGAGCGGCGGTGCGATTGAAGACCCGCTCGTCAATCCGCTCTCCGACTACATCGCTTGGGCGTGCGCTGGTGCGTTCAATCTGGGCGACAGCCCGCAGCTCAAAATCCTGTCCGATCAGGCCGAGAGCACGATGCGGATCATCGGCCGGCCGGCTTCGACCCGGCAGACGCTGCGCACCGATGCGCAGCTGCGCGGTGGCACGCACCGGGCGCTGGTTGGCAACTTCACGCGGGGAACCTGATGCCGCTCGGAACAATACAGGTGCCGTTCCCCGACACCACGATGCCGGGAACGCCGGGACACTTTCAGGAGAGTGGCGGGCGCGTCATCAATTCGTACATCGAGCCGCTCGGTCAAGCTGCGCCGTCGACTGTGATCTACCGGCGAGCACCGGGATTGAGAAACTTCGGCACCACTGTTCGCACCGGCTTTCGCGGCGGCATCCAAGTTCTGGCGACGCTCTACACGGCTTGGAACAATCGTCTGGTGACGTTTGCCGAACCGGGTGGTGCGGCAACTGATGTTGGCGCTTTCCCCGGAACGCTGAAGGGTTTCTTCGCGCGCAACAACAGAAGCTCAACACCGGGGCCGCCGGCTTGGATTACTGCGACGGCTTACTCGGCCGGCAACATGGTGAGCAACGGTGGCTCGCAGTATCTGTGCACAGTCAATCATACCAGCGGTGCAACATTCGCGACCGATCTGGCGGCGGGCAAGTGGGTGCTGCAAGGCATCGGGCCGGACATCGTGTTCGTTGATCCTGACGGCAACATGATCGGCATCAACGGCACTGCCATCAACACTACGCTCACTCGTCCTAGCGATATGGCTGCGCCCAATTCTGTCTGCGCAATGGACGGGTTCTTCGTCTACACGATCAGCGACGGCAAGGTGTGGGCGAGCGACAGCAATTCCAATTTCATTCCGGCGTTGTCGTTTGGCACCGCCGAAAACAAACCGGACGGTCTGGTCCGCGGAGTGCCTTGGGCAGGGCAGCTGTTCCTGTTTGGCCCGTCGACCACTGAAGTTTGGGCGAACGCAGGAACTACACCGTTCCCGTTCGCGCGCAGTGTTGTGATCCCGCGCGGCATCGCCGGCCCGTACTGCGTCAGCGGCTTTGAGGATAACTTCTCGCGCGCGCTGGTGTGGGTTGCCGACGACAACACCGTCGTGCGGCTCAACGGCTATCTGCCGGAAAAGATATCGCCGCCCGATCTCGATGGGCTGATCGAACGGGAGCCGGCAGTCAGCGGGCTGAAGCCATCATTGGAGATGTCCTGCTTCATCTCGCGCGGCCACGCCTTCATCCTGCTGTCCGCGCCGACGTGGAGTTGGGTGTTCGACTTGAACACCAACAAGTGGGCCGAACGCAAAAGCTATCTGCAGGCGCGATCACGCATTACCGGCAGCGTGTTTGCATTCAACAAGTGGCTGTGCGGCGACTTACTCAGCAACAACGTGCAGGAGATCACCAACCAAGCAGCGACCGAGGTTGGGCTACCGTTCCGCTGGCAGCTCGATAGTGGAGCCGTGGAAAATTTCCCGGTAGGTGCGCGCGTCGGTCGCTTCGACTGCGAGTTCGTTACCGGCGTCGGCATGGGCACCGGGTCACACGCCCAAATCATACGGGACATTCACGGAGGGGCAGCGTTTTCCACGCCCACCGGAACAGCCAATCGCGTTTCTCTAACAGTCGATAATGCAAATCTCGTAACGGATGGGGATGCCGTCGTCGTGTCCGGCGTCAGCGGAATGGCGGGAGTAAACGGAACTTGGGCGGCGGATGTGGTGGACTTCGGTCATACCGTGACCGGCGCGGTCGCCAACACAGCGGGACGCATTCGCCTAACGCTCGACAACACCGGCATCATGCACACCGGAGGCACATGCCGGGTCACGAATGTTAAGGGCACGATAGAGGCCAACGCCACTTGGACCTACACCGTCGTTGATGGCACGCAGATCGATCTGGACGGCTCGGTCTTCCTGCATACTTACATTCCCCCCGGCCCTACTGATCCTCCCGGTTTCCTTCTCGATCAGACGCATATCGATCTGCAGGGGTCGACCTTTCCTGTTGGCAGCACTTACACAGGCGGCGGCACGCTGACCGATCTGGCATCGGTTGAACCGATTGAAACCGATCCGGTGGTCGAGATCAGTTGGAGCGACGATGGCGGCCAGAACTATTCCGCACCGATCATCCGCAAGCTCGGCAAGCAGGCACAGACGCGGCAGCTCGTATCGCTGATCGCTTGCACCGGGCGGTCGAGTTGGAACGCGCGGCGCTGGCGGCTGCAGATTTCCGATCCGGTCTATGTCGGGTTCATGGCGGCGTATCAGGCGCGCAGCCCGAAGGTGTCGGACATCGGCTAATGGCAACACAGATCAATCGTATTCCGCCGCCCAGTGTTCCGCTGGTCGACGTGCAGACCGGCATTGTCAACGAGTACTGGTGGGACTTCTTTTCCGTTCTGGCCGGCGGGCAACCGCTGAAGGACTTCGCTAGCGACGCCGCAGCTGCGGCGGGTGGCGTGCCGATCAACGGCTTTTACCGCACGGCTAGTGCGGTCAAGATAAGGGTGACGTGATGTTCGATTTCCTGTCTGGCAAAGACGAAGCCGAAGAAGCTGCGGCGAAGAATGCGGCGCTCTATGCAGGGTATGGCGTCGACACCAGCAATCTGTTCAAGGGCTACAAAGAAGATGCGACCAACGCGCTGACCGGCGCAAAGACCGCCGCTCTCGGTAAGCTCGGCCAAGGGCTGACCGACACGCTCAATCCGCTATACCAAGGACTGACGGGATCGCTCGCGGCCGGCAATGCCGGCGTCGCGGCTTTCAATCCATTGAGCGATCTAGGCAAGAACTACGGCGGGGCGGTCAATCGATACTACGACACGCTCGGCCTCAACGGGCCGGATGCGGCGCGAGCTGCGCAAGCGGGATACGTCGCCGATCCCGGGCAGCAATATCAGCTCGATGAGGCACAACGTGCGGCCATGAACGCCGCCTCGCGTACCGGGTCTGTCGGTGGAGGCAGCACTGCGCAGGGCATTGCCCGCGATGCGCTCGGCATCGTCAACAAGAACTACGGCGCTTACCAAGATCGCCTCGCACAGTTCGCACCGCTGCAGCTGTCGGCCACGGGTCAAGCTGCAACCGGCGTCGCTGGTGCAAACAAGACGCTCGCCGACATTTACAATCAGGGCTACGGCGCAATCGGTGCGGCCAATCAGCAGAACGCCACGCAGCAAGCTGCACTCGAGAGCGGCTTCGGCTCCGACATTGCCAACGTGCTTGGCAACTACACGACCGGCCAAGGGCAGTCGCTCAAGGACATCGTCGCCGGCAACGCGGCGGGGAACAACTCGATTGCGGCGCAGGGTGCTGCCGACGCCTCCAACACTTGGGGAGCAATCGGTGCGGCGCTTGGTGCGGCTGGCAAGGTCGCCAGCGGCGGCTTCGGTGCTGGCGGCGCATGGGGCCAGCCAAAGGCATAGGTGAGAAATGGCTATCAATCCGATCCGCGTTAATCCGCTCGACATTCCGCCGCCGATACCGGGAGGCTTGTCGCGCGCTCCCGACAGCACATGGACGAACCTTGCCAGCATCGGCGACAGCTTTGCCGAATATCGCGACCGACAGCAGCTGCAGGAGATCGGCAAGCAATCGCTCGGTCCAGACGGCAAGCTCGACATGAACAAGTTCGTCAGCGCGAGTGTTCTCGCGGGACGCAATCCGCTCGCCATGCTGAAGCTCGCCGAGGACATGCGGCATCAGCGGGCATCGGAGGCCAATGCTGCCACGCTGGCGAAAGCAGCAGAGACTGCAGCTGCGCGAAAGCAGTGGACCTTTGCTCCTGATGACCCGCGCGGTCCCGGCTGGCTCGCGCCGCCCGATCCCCAAAATCCATCGGGCATTTTCAAACCCGTGGAGCAGGGACCGACAATCATTCCGCGCAGGCCGCCGGGTCCGCAGAGCGCATTGCCGGAACCGGGTGGGCCTAACGTCGCGGCGTTCGATCCCAACGATCCCGAGAACGCGCCACCGTATCAGGTAGCCGGCCCGCCCGTGCCGCCGCCGCAACAGCCGCCGCAGAACGTGCCAGTGGTGCAGGCGCCGGCACGACCGCCGCAGCCGGCGACAACTGGTCTGCCTCCCGATTTCGAGGAACGCATCGCACCGCTGCCCCCCGGCAAGCAGGAGGAGCTGCGCGGCCTCGCCACCTACAGGGATGATCCAGCCAAGCTCAAGTTCGCAACGGAACAACAGCAACGCAGATACTTCCAAGAATTGCGCGACCTCGTTCCCGGTTGGTCGCCCGAAGGTTTCCGCCTGCGTGAAGAGGAGAGAAAGAAAGCAGAGGCGCTCGCAGAAACAGAACCCAAAGCGCAGGCGACGCAGCTCGGTCAAGAGAAAGCAAAGATCGAGCTGGAAGCGGTCAAGGATGCGAAGGCCGCCGCCGATCTGCAGCCGCTGCTCGATGATGCCGTGAAGCAGTGGGAGCAGCTCATCAAGTTCCAACGCTTCGGTGGATTGCACACCGGCACTGGTCTTGTCTCCGGTTCCACGGCGGCGCGTCTTCCGCAGCGGTTGCTCAGTTCAACGGAGGAACAGCTGCGGCAAGGTTATGAGCGCACGCTCGCCTCGCTGCGCGCGAAGATCACATCCACGATGAACCAAGGGCAAGGTGCTGTCTCGAATTACGAGCGGCAGATGTACAACCAAATCTTCCCTGAATTCACGACCTCCAATCCGCAGGGCGATCTCGCGACGCTGCGGCAATTGCAGGCGAAGGGCCGACAGGTCGCCGGCATCGGTCGCGAAACTGGATTGGGGAAATCGACGCCGGGATTTCTCGCTGATCGACCGGCGGTCGAGCGATCTAACCCAGACAAGACCTACCAGTTCGATAAGGCCACGGCTGAAAGCTATCGCGGCCGATCCGACGTCGCCCGGGCGCGCGCGCAGCAGCTCATCAAGGACGGGGCCGATCCCGCGAAGGTCAAGGACGCACTGCGCCAGATCGATCCCAGATTAGCGGATGAGTTCTGATGGCTGACGCATTCGATGAGATCGCACGCGATCTGGAAACCAGCGGTCCCGATCAGCGCATAGTCGACACCACTGGTCAAAAGCGCGACGTCTTCGATGTTCTGCAGGGCGAGCTCGCGGGCAACCGTGGAAAGCTGGAGGCAACCCGCGCCGGGGCGGTGAAAGACCTGATGGTCGTCGGCCCGCTGCTGGAGCACGGCTATCAGGCCGGCAAGACGGCACTGGGCTACGATCCCGGCTTCACCGGGCGTGCGGTCGCGGCCAATCCCGACTACGCCGCCCTCGGCGGTCTGATCTCCAATACGGCGGCAACGGGCGGGATCGGGGCGACCAAGTACGGGGCAATGGCGCTCGGTGGCAAGGCACTGCCGTTCCTCGGCCAGCTGGGGGAGAACCTCCTCACTAGGATGGGGGTAGGGGCGACCAGCGGAGGCGCTCTAGGCGCTGCCGATGCCTACATGAGGGGAGAGAGCCCGGTAGCCGGCGGCGCAATGGGTGCGGTCGCTGGGGGCGCTGCGCCGGCAGTGGGCGGCGTCATGCGGGGGCTGATCTCCCCCTTCAACACCCCCACCCAGACCATTGCGCAGCGGACCACCCAGCCGGCAATCGACACGCTGACCAAGGAGGGGGTCCGGCTATCGGCCGGCGATCTCAGCGGCAATCGGGCGATGAAGGGTTTTGAGGATTTGCTTCGGCACTATCCCGGCGTCGGGGGTCAGGCCGAAGACCTCGGCAAGCGCGCCCATATGGACTTCACGACGTCGGCGCTGCGTCGGGCCAATCCGAACTTGCCGGAAGGCACGTTGGCGACGCCCGAGGTGCTGAACAAAGAGTTGGGCGCGCTGAAGACGCGGCTGGATACGGCGCGCAACAACACCGTGCTTTATCCGAAGCATGAGCTTGCGAACGACCTTCGGGATGTGCAGAGCACTTATGCCCGCAGACAACCCGTAGGCGGCGATCCCAACGTCAACGAGCAGCTCGCGCAGCTGCAGAAGCGGCTGCAGCAAGGATCAATCCCCGGCGAGCAATATCAGGCGCTGCGCACCGATCTGCGCTTGCTGGGTGAGAAGGCGCTCGGTCAGGGCAGGGCGGCGACGCCAGAGAGCAACGCCTACTTCAGCATGCG